ACTTCACCATGGGAAACAACTGGGGCAACCATGTCGTATCCGGAAAGAGTTACTGGTTTGAACTTACCACCGCAGTACCAGTCGGAGGCATGCTGGTCCTTGGCCAGGCAAATACTACGACTTCGGGATTGTCGGATAATGCGCCGAGTAAGTGGAGAGTTCTTGTTTATGAGTCACAGACAACGACGACGATCAGAGAGAGACTCACACTGACGGAAGGCACGGACGGCACATTCCTTGGGACACTCTCTTCATCGACAAAGTACGATGCGGGAGATCTCAACAACATGCAGAGATCCGGCTTCGGATATGGAAGATGGAGCCAGTCCGGAATCCGCCAGAGGCTTAATTCGGCACAGGCAGCAGGAGACTGGTGGAACCCGCAGAACACATACGACAGACCGCCGGACCAGCTGGAGACACTCAGGGGCTTCATGGCCGGATTCGACGAGGAGTTCCTGAACATTATCAAACCGGTTCGTGTGAGAACAGCGCTGAACACGATATCAGACTCAGAGATCGGAGATTACGAAGACACGTTCGACACATTCTTCCTCGCATCACTGGAACAGGAGTACGTAACTCCGCAGGTAGCAGGAGTCGAGGGCGACTACTGGGAGTACTGGAAACGTAGGCTGGGAGCGACATCACCTCAAGGCTGGTACGCGGACCATACAAATCCGAACCATATCCGGTACGCTTACGAGAACCACGCAAGCGCTCAGTACTGTCGTTTGCGCTCGGCTTACCGCGGCGGCGCGAGTTACGCATGGTACGTCACATCGGCAGGGACCGTCGACGGCAGCTACGCGACGTACGCGAGTCGCTGCGCTCCGGCTTGCGTCATCTGTTAATCATTCATCCCGCCAGCCACGCATGGCGGGATGCGAAAAGGAATAGTAAAAATGTCAGTGCCAGTAAACGAAAGATCGCACGGAAAACTGGAAGCATGTGTCAAAGCACACGAGCTTTGCTGCTATACACTGCAGATCGCAACAAATAAAAAGATATTCACTGAGCAGTACCAGGAGGCACTGACAGACAAAATAATCTCCACAGCAATCGATATACACACGGTGGTGTGGTCGGCGAACAATATCTTGGTAAACAGCAAAGAGGATCTGGAGGAACGCACAAGACTGCAGGAAAAAGCGGTGGTCTTGTGCAATGTCCTTTTAAGCCTCATTGACGTCGCCAAGAAGATATTCCACCTCCGCACGAAACGCGTAGTATATTGGGCCGGCATGGCGATAGAAACGAGGAATCTGGTAAAAGGCTGGATGCACTCGGATCGAAAGAGATATGCCGGATATGGGACGTAGGCTATAGCTCAGAACTGTCGTTTGCGCTCGGCTTACCGCGGCGGCGCGAGTTACGCATGGTACGTCACATCGGCAGGGACCGTCGACGGCAGCTACGCGACGTACGCGAATCGCTGCGCTCCGGATTGTGCCATTATGGTGCGAGCATTCCGTACATAGTACAGAAAGCACTAAAGCAATGACGCAAGGAGCCGAAATCCCAGCCGAAAGGCTAAACAATATTTCTGTGATGCACACGACTTTGAAAAGCCGGCTGTACTATAAACATGGAAAATCAACAGATAGAAAACATTATCGGCTTCGATGCCCTGTACGATTCAATGGGCAAGTGTAAGAAAGGAGTCCTTTGGAAAGACTCGGCAGCTTCATTTTGCCTCAACGCGATCGAAAGAACCATAAAGCTGTCAGAGCAGTTGGAAAGCGGGACGTACAAGGCAAGACCGGTTGTACGGTTCCGAGTTACATCTCCGAAGCCGAGAGAGATTGCAAGCATATGCTTTAGAGATAGAGTCTATCAGCGCTCCCTCAACGACAATGTAGTCTATCCGATCATGAGTAGGTCGTTTATCTACGACAATTATGCGTGCCAGAAAGGGAAAGGCACGGATGCTGCAAGAGACAGACTCGGGGAATTCTTGCATAGGTATTATAGAAAACATGGATCATCAAAAGGATATGTCGCACAGTTCGACATCCATGGATACTATCCGAACATGGATCACCAGGCAGTGGAAAAACTCTTCCAGGAGAAGCTGGATCCGCAAGTATTCGCGATGGTCAAGGGCATACTGCGCCAGCAATACGAAGGAGATAAAGGGTACAATCCCGGAAGCCAGCTGATCCAGATCGCAGGAATATCGATCCTCGACGACTTCGACCATTATGTCAAAGAAGCTCTGCATGCGAAGCTATACATCAGGTACATGGATGACTTTCTGATCATCAGTGAAGACAGAGATTATCTGGAACGCTGCGTGGCCAAGATCCGAAGCTACCTCTCACGGATGGAATTCGAGCTGAACGAAGGAAAAACAAGCATATATCAGCTTTCGAAGGGCATCGAGTTCCTGGGCTTCAGGTTTTATCTTACGGACACAGGGAAAGTCATTCGCCTGATCAAGCCAAGCAACGTAAGCAGAGAGCGCAGGAAGCTGCGTAGGCTGGTGGCGAAATCAAAACAGGGCTTCCTTCCAAAAGAGAAGGTAGACAAGTCCTATGCGGCATGGCGCAACCATGCCAGCAAAGGAAACACATTCCAATTGATCCAGCGTATGGACACATATTACAAAAGCTTGTGGAGGTAAGACATGGCATTACTCATAAGAAACCAGATGGACCTGGCAGAAAAAGCGGCACTCGAGAACGCAACGGCAGACGCAGTCAGATTCAGGGCCGTACAGGATTATAACATTATGATGGGGATCATCGAGGACCCGGACGAAGAGGAGGAAGAAGATGAGTGAACATTCGGAAAAGTTTTATCTGGTAAAGGATTACTATGAGGCAGGCCTCTGGAAAAAGAAAGCAGTCAGAAACGCCGTGATCCGCGGCTGGATAACGGAAGAGGAATTCGAAGAGATAACCGGAGAACCGTTCAAGTGAGACAGGGATCGAGCGACTGGCAGGCGATCGCAGAGGAAGAAGCTGAGACAATAGAGAAGCAGGGAATGCTGATCAGAAAGCTGGTTGAGCTCCTAAGAGTGCATGACGCAGCGCTCGCCGAAGAAATCAATATAGAAAGTAGAGAGGCATCGGAATACGAATGAGCGCAGGAGAAGCACGCGACTGGATCAACCTTTTAACAGACATTATTGCGGGGCGCGGCATCGCGCTCCTTTTCATTATTGCAGTGTTTTTGTGGGTCATCGAAAAGAGCAGCATCATTAAGTTCAAACCATGGACTGCAATCTTTCGAAGCTTCGGCAGAGCAATCAATGGAGAGATCCTTGAGCGCCTTGACCAGCTCGAGAAGAAGGTAAAAGAGCAGGGGGAGATGGAAGGGGAACGGAACGCCAAACAGGCGCGTATTCGCATCCTTCGGTTCAACTCGGAGCTGATTCGTAGGAAACGGCATACTCACGAAGAGTTTCAAAATGCGGTCAATGATGTGGATGAATACGAGAAGTACTGCAATGATCACCCACAGTTCAAGAACAACGAGGCGGATCTCTCCATATCCAACATAAGGATGCAGTATCAGAAGTGCATGGACCAGGGAGATTTTCTGCCGGAGGTACAGGCGGAATGAGAAAGAAAAAGAGAAACACAAAGAAGAAGCTGAATAAGCTGGATAGGTATATCATCTTCAGCTTCACGGTGCTGCTCACATACACCGGTATCGAATTGACACTGGCCACATTGACCGGGATCTCCCATGATACGCTGACCACATGCCTGTATGCGGCATTCGGAGGAGAGGTTCTGGCAGCGGCACTGATCAAAGTTTTTAACATCAGAAACGAGGACCGGTGGGACCGGGACTTCGAACAAATTGATCTGGAGGAAGAGACGAATGGATGAAACAATATTTCACATCATCGAACTGGCAATTACGGTCATAGCGGCTGTCACAGCGCGGTACCTGATCCCGTGGCTGAAGGCGAAACTCTCTGCAGATCAGCTCGCAACACTCAGAACCATTGCGGAAGTGGCAGTCCTGGCTGCACAGCAGCTGCACGGAAATGAACCGGGAGGCGATAGAAAGCAATTTGCAATCGCATACATCCGAGACTTCTGCGCAGAACATGGTCTCAGCATCAGTGGTCGGCAGTTGGATGCGCTGATCGAAGCGGCCGTGAAAACTATGAAGATCGAAACTGCCAAGGGAGGTACGACATGATTGCGAACTCGGGACACGATGAACACGGCCGATACACCGGCGGAAAAGCTGGCGATCAGACGGGCCGCGAATGGGAAGTCCGCCAGTGGTATTCAAGGCCCTGGAACTGCGTCCTGCGCCATCCGGAGCAGAGAGTCGGAGAGAAACTGGCACAGCTGGCAAGAGCAGCAGCTCTGAATGATCATATTGGCTACGACCAGAACCAAAGATGGTCATTCCTTGCTGCACTTCGTCTGGCCAACTGGCAGCCCGGGCTGATCGCGGTGGACTGCGAGGCAGACTGCAGCTCTGGCGTGATCTCGCTGGTGATGGGCGTGGGGTATCTGCTGGGTATCGACAGCCTTAAGAAGATCAACAGCAGTGCAACATATACTGGCAACATGCGGCAGGCCTTCCGGGCAGCAGGTTATCAGGTTCTTACAGACTCCAGATATACCACCAGCACACGATATTTGCTTCCGGGTGACATCTTACTCCATGATGTAAGTCATGTAGCCATCAACCTGGACACCGGCGTCAGCGCTGTCACAGCTACGACAGCTGCGAAGAAAGGTGCACTGAACACAACACCTAAGTGGATCGGAGAAGTGACGGCCAACTCGTTGAATGTGCGCAGCTGGGCTGGAGTCGGGAACCCGACAATCAAATCGTGGCCGGCACTGGCAAAAGGCAACTGGGTAGATGTTTGCGACTCGGTTAAAGATGCAAACGGAACACCTTGGTATTACGTGCGCATCTACGGGAAGTTCTTTGGCTTCGTACACTCTGCTTATATAAGGAAGGTTTAGATATGATCAAGGACATTCTGACAGCAATGATAATTGCGATTGCGGCAGCAGTTGTTGTTCCGCTGATAGCAGCTATTGTAGCAATCAGCAATGTCTATGACGAGATGAAGAAATGGCTATAGCAATGCTATAGCTTTCTATAACACCTCCTTTCTTTTAAAGCCCTGCAGGTCAGCGCACCTGTGGGGCTGTTTTTTAGATTAAGGCGCTTAAAATTTCTTTAAGAGTCCGCCAATCTCTAACAAATCTCTAACAAAAAAACCCTCAAAACGCTTGGTTTTAAGGGCCTTCACTTACGAAAGTCTTAAGAGATTCCTAAATTTGGATTAAAGAAATTGGCTTATTCTGCGGGTTTTCTTCGCTCTGAAACAGTGTGAAATTGTGCCAATCTCTAACAAATCTCTAACAAATCTCTAACAAATCTTAAATATCCGATCCATCGCGTCCTGCATCGCCTCTGGTGGTATATGCGTATATACGGAGAGACTCAGATTGTCGCTCTGGACATGTCCAACCAGCGCGTCAATGATCCGCTGATCAATTCCAGCCTGCACTGCCAAGGTCGTGAACGTGTGGCGCGTATCGTGCGGTGTGTGGCCGTGATACTTCGCCTTCATGCCGCTCCGGATGTCCACCACCTTCATCCGTTCTGGGACTTCCAGACCATGCGGAAGTGGGATGGTGCGCACACCGGCTTTTGTTTTCGCTTCCCGGATGCTGATCAGGCCGTCATGGATGTCAGATTCCCTGAGGTTGGAAAACTCGCCGACACGCAGGCCAGTGCAGAGCAGGAAGAATGTGATCCTGTCCAGCAGATCGGTTCCACCGCGGGCAGCTGCTCGCTCTTCTGGAGCGAAGATCCGGCGCTCAATCTTGTTGGGATTCTTCTTACCTACATCCAGATATTTTATCATATCAGCCTTCTGCTGCACACAGATTTCGTGAATTACAGCGTACTTATAGAGCTGGTTCAGGAGCATCTTCACGTTCTCCAGCGTGGGCTTGTTTTTGCCGGAGTTGTTCATGGCCCACTGAAGATCATCCAGCTTCAGATCCGCAATCGGCCTGTCAGAAATTCCTGACAGCACTTTGTAGGCGGCCACATAATGCAGCGTTTCCTTTACTTTTGGGAAGTGCTCTGCGGACCACGCATCATACACATCCGCAACCGTCTTCCTGCGGAGCTTCGGATCGCTCGGATCGGCATTATGCGCAGCCAGAGCGGCCAGTGCTTCGGTTCTGGTCTTGTAGTAACCGATCGTGACATACTGCGGCACCATGCGCTTCTTTTCATGGTCTGGGATCTTCCCGCAGAGCTTCCGTGCAATCCACGGCCGCCTCCGAGATCCGGACAGCTTGTAAATTGTGCCAAAGTTGTTGGGCATCCGCTTCATGACATTCTTCCTCAATTTCGTCCGCATCGGCCTTTTCAAAGTCTCCACGGAGAATGTGCCACACCGCATGCGCAAGGGCTGAAATGCGGCGATTTCGCGGCAGATTCCGGTCGATATATACGGTGTAGCCGTCAATGCAGGGGACTATAGTTTCGTTTACTTTTCCAGGGATGTCGATCCCATACACAAACACGTCAACCATCTGGATTTGTCTTTTTCATCCTCTTTACCATCTCTGCAACTACTATAAGATCCTCCGGCGGGACGTTGCGCGCTGCATCGAAGAGCATGTGCAGCTCTGGAGTTTCGTAGATCTCCTGTGCGATCTCTGCCGCCTCTGGATTCATATAATACGCTGCTTTATGTTCATTGGAATGTACATCGATTATGTAAGACTTAGGAACGTGGAAGAAGTCCGCAAGGGCCTGCACCGCGCCCATACGCGGGATGGCCTTCCCTTGGCACCAAGAGCTGAAGCGCTGATGAGATACACCGATGGCATCCGCGACTTCGCGCTGGGTGTAACCGTACTTATCCAAGTAGTATCTGAGGTTTTCAGCAATGGTTCTTGCCTGTTCATCTTGACTCATCTGTTAGCCCTCCTGTGTTCATATTATACAAACAAATTTGCGTAACTTGCAAATAAATTTTGATTTTTCCATTGACATCAAATTAGATTTGCTTTACCATTATCGGTGATGGGACGTTCCAGGGCCCCAAATAGGAGAGGAAGGAGGATAAGAGATGAAGGAATTGAAGATCTCGCTGGCAGCCGCACGCGTCAACGCAGGATTCACACAGGCCGAAGTTGCTGAGAAAATGGGCGTTACAGCCAACACGGTTGTCAACTGGGAGAAGGGCAAGGCTACGCCCTCGGTTATTGTTGCGCGACAGCTTGCGAATCTGTACGGGCTGGAACTCAACAATATTTTTTTTCCTGAAGAAGCAAATTTAATTTGCGGAGCGGAGGAATGATGAAGATCACAGTCACGGAAGCAGCGCGAATGATCGGCGCTTCTCCGGAGTACGTGCGGTACGGTCTCAGGACGAATCAGCTGCCGATCGGCTCAGCAGTGCAGATGTCTTCCAGATGGACATACAACATTTCGGAAGGTCTGCTCAGAAAATATCTCGGAAAGGAGGAAGAAGGAAATGACACTGATACTTGAAGGACTCGGATTTATGATCCTGCTGCTTGGCGGGGCGGCTGCTGAGAGCGAAAACATGCTGATTCCGGCAGTGATGATTGCATGTGGAATGATGTTGATGATTGTAGGCCATAAGGCTGAACGGAGGTGGAATTGATGAAGGATAAGGAACTGTGGGCGGCATTTGGACTGCTGAAGTACATCGGGGAGCTGGTCATGTCCCAGAAGGCTGATCACGAGATCGTAGCAGAGATCAAGACTCTGATCCGCACGGTGGAGGTCGATGAGAAATGAGGAAGATGGTGTTCATGTGCGATCGGTGCGGCGCCGAGATTGACGGCCTGCCAGCGCAGGTGGAGATCCAGACGATACGCGAAAGCAGCATTAAGGATCTGGAGCCGATAACGGAGCTGGCCGATGTGGAAGAGCTGGCGAGGCTGTTCCCGGAGCAGGCCGACCGCGAGGCAGTCAGATCGGCATTGCTGGTGCCGTATGATCTGTGCGCTGACTGCGTGAAAGAGATCCTGCGGACGCTGATCAGCAAGCCGCATGAGGATTCAGACCCAAACGCACCAAAGCCGGAGAAAAAGCGCGGACGTCCGGCCAAGGCAAAGTGAGCCGCGCAAAGGTCAAGCCGATTAAGCTGCCGGATGTTCAGAGGCC